CTGTGGTTCACGGCATTGAGTCTCTAGGTACGGCCGGAGATGCTGTGAAGGAGGCTGTCGGAAAGACTGCAGATATAAAAGGCACTTCGGAGATCACTAAGAAACTGGTATCTGAAGCGAAGTCCTAATCTCATCCGGTCGTTTGAACCCTGGTAGTGTGTTACCTAAGGGAGCGACTTAACAGGATGAACCCCTCCATGAATGATATCATGGAGGGGTTTTATTTTACTTCTTGGCAGGCGAAGGAGTCTTTGGCGGGGGGGCGTTTTGAGCCTTCAGGTTCTCCCGCTCGATCTCTGCAGCGACCTCCGCGTCACGTCGGCCCTGTTCTAGAGAGAACTCAAGATCATCCCGCTCCTGTTCTCTGCCGGCCTTCATCACGTCAATCTGGTTCTTCGTCTCAGCGACGGCCATCATCTCCGCGATCTTGGCCTGAACCTTTGGATCCATCTGTGGATTCTCTTCGGCCTTCATCTTCTCCTGGAGCCGTTGTTCGAAGCCTTTGACCTCGTTGAATAGTTTGGTGATCTGATCCTCATACTGCTTCACCTTCTGGCGAGCGGATGGATCCTGGGCGAGCCTTCCAAGCAATTGCTTAATCTGGGCCTCAACCATTCGGAGCCCGACAATCTCATGTTCGACCGCGTTTCCGCCGTTCTTGAGGATCCTGGTGATGATTCCTGCCGACATACCGATGTAAACCTCGATCTGTTCGGTGACATTAAGCTCCGGCCTGGGAGATACTGGCTGCCCCATCATAAGGACAGGGAAGCTCAACTGGGCGTAAGTGAAGGCATCTGAGATCTCCCGGCCTGTGTCCAGGGGAACGAGTCTCTCCGCCGTCTTGGGATCATCCGTCACGATCGAAGTGAAGTTGTGAAGGATCTCCTGTTGTGCGACCGGATTGAACAGCGGCCTTGCCTGCATGAGCTCTTTGATCTGAGCCTGTTCGACAACCGGATTGCCGGCACCAATCGGGACTTCTGGTTCGATGTCCCATTGATCCACGTCCATGAATTCAGGTGGGATCCCATATTCAAGGCACTCCTTCTGGAAGCGAATCGCGTCCTTGTCCTTCGTCTTGGCGATGCAAAGGCGCCTACCAATCTCACGGTAGGCGAATGTCTCCTGAACGAAGGCATGAAACAGAAGGCCGGAGAGCATTGCGTTGACCATGTTCATTTTCACGGCGGTTTCGTATGCCGTCTGTTCCTTCCGTTGGCCTGAGTCGGTCTCCTGGGTGTAGGAGCTTGAAGCCTCCTGCATCAACTGCCGGAGTTGAGCCATGGCAGCATTCAACAGGTTCGGATCAATCTGGTGACGCTCGCTCTGCGGAACGATGCCGACTCCATCCGGAATGAAGGACCGATCGAAGAGCTCGATCTTCTGTGCCCGGGCGCGGCCTGCAGGATCCGATGTCCTGAAGAGGATGTTGAAGTTCTCAAAGACGTGCTGGACGAGCCGGCACCGCATCAAGTTCGTGAAAAAGCAGGGCTCCATGAGGAGGAAACCCAGACTTCGCACGGAATGGTAAAGGAATGGGGGCTTTGCCGAGAGATCCCCGAATTGAATGTGAAGGATCTCGGACAGTTCATCCGCAACGCTCGTGTCCCCGTCATCGAATAGGAAAACCGTTTTTTCCGCCAATCCTTTGACTTCCTGGTCAGGGAGAACTCGCAAACGCCATCCCTTGTTCTCGCCGTCAGTCTGGTCCTCGAAGTAGAGATGCCAGAGGTTGATAGCAGGAACTGCGTCTCCGGAGTAGAAATGGCCGTTTTGCTTGTAAAGCTCCGCCATCTTCTCAGGCTGATCCGCCCAGTTATATTGAGGATCCTCATAGTTTCTGTCTTTCGATTCATCCAGGATCTTTCGGATCGCCGGCTTGTTCCACCCCTTCTGCTTATGCTCCCCGAATACCTTGTCAGCGAGCTCCCCAGGGGTATAGGGGACGCGGATGGCAAACCAGCTCAGGTTTGAAAGGTCCGTCCTGGTGTCGGTGGGGACGCGTAGGTTTTCCACGGCGACAAACTTCGGGAGCCATCCATCCTTCTTCTCCCAGATCTGGGCACCGATACCATGGGCAACGACTCCGGCATGTTTGGCTTGAATGAGCCCAATGAACTGCTTCGATCTCTTCAATGGCCGGTTGGCCTTTTTGGTCATGAATCGTTCCCAGTCGCCCTTCTTCTCTGCCGGAGCCTCCGGGAGCGCGATCTTGAAGAATCGGGATGGCTTGAGGAAAGCGTTGTTGTATTGCCTTCGACCGTGCCACGCCAGGACAGCGGCCTCCCCCCAGTTGACGTTGACTCGAAGGTTCATCTTTGTGGCTACGTCCTCCGAGCAAGGGGGGACACAGTTGAGAAGATCGTTCACCTTTGATCGGTTCTGTGATCGGATATTCTCAATGTCATCCCCGGCCTGGATGGTTTGAAGGCATTTTTCAGGACTTGTAAAGTTCATCGTATTTATTCTTTTCTCGGGTTATCCAACAGTTCACTTCTTTGAACGCTTTCTCATGGGTGGGTTCCAGAACCTCCAGGATATGTTTGAGTGGAACATGGACTTTGAGCGAGAGGATACATTTGCACACGTCGCATCCGTGTAACCGCTCGTCGTGAGGGGTTGAGATAGCCATGGAAGATTTGGCGGCAATGTAGCGGCTCGCCAGGGACGAGACTCCGAGCTTGGCCTGATACCACAGTCCTCCTCGAGCATTCTTCGGGCACTCCACGCAAATAGACGCTCTCCACTCAGATTGCGAAGAATCCACAGGCAGAGCGCCATCGCCCAGCCAGTCATCCATGATTTTTGCAACCTGATTGATCTCATTTAAGGGGTTCATTCGTGGTGATGTCCGCAAGTCGAACAACCTTTTGCCTTCGTCTTGTTGGCCGCTACAGGTTGAGCGGTAGCAAACGGTCTATCATCGTCGTGGCACCATCTGGTATGGCCTCCCAATCTCTGGCAAGTGTAGAGATCAATATCTTCGAGGGCCTCTTCGTACTTCGACCGGGGTAAATCATTGGCTTTCCGATAATCGGAGACTTTCATCGCCTGTGAAATTATATCGCAATCCCCCTTGAAGTAGTGGGGTTTTGCCCCTTCCTGTTGATAAGGGAACTGCCCTGGAGGCATCGGAGTGTAGCGGTTTAATCGTATGGCCATGGTTTATGCTCTTTGAAGTAACGAGTCTCTGAGGAATTTGTCAAAACTAGCCTGGTATTCCATGAGGACGTCATCGGGGCTCCCTTCCACGAGAACAGACTCCATATTGCCGATCTTGAAGCCGAGCCGGCGGGCGCCCTCGACGGCCACGGCGAGCCAGTCAAAGAAGTCTGGGGATCTTCCCATGCGGATCCTGGTGTCCTCCTTCTTTTCGAGCTCAAACTTGTTTCCGGTAACGACTCCGTATTCTCGGAGACATCCCTCTGTTCGAACCTCATCCGGGAGCTCCGTCATTTGACCGCACTCGATGACGTAACGGACGGAGAACCACATTTCAGTTACGAACTTCGAGTAATGCTCCTTGCAGGTCTTGAGGCGACGGGTCTGGAGTTTGTCATCATAGACGTAAAGGTCATTTCGGACTGGCCTTGTGGTGGGTGTGGCTCCCGAGTCAACGGCCTGGGGCGCCGTGCTGCCGAATACTTCCGCGAACGCCTGCCCGATTGTCCCCTTACCAAAAGAGTCATAGAATACTCGATCAGGGGATATCCCATAGATGGCGAGCTCCTGGGCGAGTTGATCGGCGATCTGACGCTCAGGCTTGAGTCCTATCCCGGGCTTCACGGCGTAAATCACCGGCTGATTCACTCGTATGATCTGTATCTCATCCTCCGAAGTCCCGAATTCAATCCAGCCCCCGACGCAACGGTCCTCTCCTCCATAGGCCGGATCCAGGGCGTATATCTTCGTCCTGTCAGAGTTCAGCCAGACAGCCTCCCTGTCTGCCTTGTGTTGCTGGCAGAGCTCTACGGTGATGACTCGACGCCCAACGAGCCCAACCTTCATGACTCCCTTACACTGGGAGTAATACTGGATCGAATCTTTGCCCCAAAAGTCCTCCACCTGATCTATTTTGAGCCAGGAGATCATGTATGGATACCTTGGAGGCTCGTTTTTGGGATAATCGAAGTTTGGGGAGTCCGTCCCGACGAAGTTCACACAGGTCCCGTTGTAGAACTTCGTTTTCCAAGTGGTTGTCGTTTGGGGCTCTCCAATCGAGGCCCATCCCTTGACCGGCTCCGCGACACGGCCCAGGGGATCGAGTGGATCCAGTGGATTTCCCAGGAACACTCCCTTGTAGTCTTTCCCGAGGAAATTAGGGACGGCATCAAGGAAGGTGGATCCCATTAACTGGCACTCATCGGCGATCTGCCGGAGGCGCTTTTGTTTCACCCCGACGTATTTCCCCAGGCCGACATATCTCCCAGACTGCAGACACGGGATGCAGATGATCCCCTTTCGGAGAACGCGGGCTTGGCGGCTGACAGCATCCCCAACGACATCGGTTGTAATTGCGTGTTTTGCTTCAAGGGGAACGCCAGGAAGGCCGGGGAACTTTTCGCGGGCACGATTGTAGAGATCCTTGATCGCACCCCATACACGAAGTTCCAGTCCTCGAACGTCGGTGGAACTGACCAAAACGAGCGTATTATCAACATCCGTCCAGTACTCAATAAGCCCCCATTTGGCGGAAGGATAGGTTTTCCCGCTGTCTGAAGGGCCCATCAATACCGTGATCGAATTCTGTGAGAGAGCCTCGAAAGCCAGGTCGCTCCAGCGATGGACATCATCCTCAGGCCAAAGAATCCGCTCAATTGCCTGGTAATGGGGAAGTGGACTGTCTTTGTAGAACTCGCCCCGCAGCATGGCGAACTCGATATCCAGATCATGCAGTTCAACCGGCCATCTCCGGCCGTACCTTCGGCGAATTGCGTTTGACATAAATCTACCGGCGGACGTTACTCATTTGCGTATAACTACTGACGAAAGGTAATTCATGCCAGAAGCAACTTCCTGCCAACCGTGCTGCACAACTCAGACAACCGTGAATGTTCCCGGAGTCGCTGGCGCTGACGGCGCTGCCGGAGCGGCAGGAACCAACGGTGTAAACGCCTATACTGTCACGACTGCCGACTTCGTAGTCCCAGCGGTTGGCGCAAACGTGACTGTTTCCGTCGCGAACTCGACCTGGATGGTTGTTGACCAGAAGATCTTCATAGGGGGGGATATCAACGCGGGAGCGGGGACGGGTGGAGGCTACTTCACAGTGGTTTCGAAGCCCGGGACAACTTCCGTGATCTTAACCTTCCTGGGATACGAGGATGACGTTGCCGTCGCAACGACCTTCGACAGCGGAGCCGGTGTTTCCCCTGGTGGAACTCAGCCGGCAGCCATCACAGCTTCTCAGTTGAGTAACTACGAAGCTGTGACTGATCGCGACACGTCCCACGACTTTGATAACTCCCAAGAGGCCATTGTCATCAACTCGAACACGATCAGCCTGACGATCAACGAGGTTGGAACCTGGATGCTCTTGGCCCGGATCAGAGTGGACTATTCTGAGGCCACTTACGCGACAGATGACAAGAATCTGAACTTGAAGCTACGGAGGACGAACAACACCCCAGCGGACGTTTCGAATACTCCGGTAATCTCCAAGCTGCGGGATGTTACAACGGCCTATTTTACGGCGGGCGTGATCGAACTCCCCCCCGTGTTCTACACCACGACGACCACGACGGACGTGATCGCGCTTTATGGCTGGTTGGACACTCTCCCGGATAACACCGCAGCAAACGGCAAGGTTCTGGCATATGAAGCCTCAATTGTTGCGGTGAAGATGGCAAACTCGTGAAATGCCTGTCCAACACACAAGCGAGACGACATTCGATGGCTTCCTCGAATTAAGCGGCGGAGTCAATTCCGGCTGGGTGCCGGCATTGCTCCCACAGAACACTCTCTCCTTCGCATGGAACTGTACCGTACGCGGAGGATTTGCCACTCATCGCCCGGGAAAAATCCGTCTCCCTCTGCAGTTCAAGGATTCAGTTGTCGCCAAGCGTGTTGTTGAGGGGAAGTTCCAGGGTGGAGATTACTACATCCCGGACAGCGGAGATTCCTTCCTAATCGCCTCGATCTCCGGGCGCCTGTTCACGTTTGGCTTGAGCGGGGAGACTTCGGTTGTAAATGAAGTGACCGTCAGTGCCGGAACTCTCACCACTGCGGCCTTCGTGATGCCGGCTTTTAATGACAGTGTGACCGTCCAGGTGGACAGCACCTCGAATATCTTCGTCAACGCGCCTATTCAGATCGGACTGGTCAACTACTCGGTTTCTTCAGTCGATTCCGCTGTCCAATTAACAGTCGTCAATGTGGACGGAGTTGCTGGAACCATCGTTCCTGTTGGGACTGCAGTGACCTACTGGGACGTAAACCCAGCCCTTCGCAACCAGGTCTGGATGCTTCAGGCTGAGAAGTGGATGATCATCCAGGACGGCCAGAGCGTTCCCATCTTCTTTGATGGCGCTTCTTCCAGGAGATCGGTGGAAACACTTGGACAGATCCAGGCCGGTGAGGCGATGGAATATCATCGCGGCAGGGTGGCGAAAGTGAACCCCGGTGGAAGGACCTTCTCGATCGGCGATATCGTTTATGGATCCAGCGGGACTCCTGGGGAGCAGTTCCGGGATTCGGTTTTGTATGTTAAGGAAAACACTTATCTGGTTGGCGGAGGCTTTTTCTTCGTGCCTGGGACGTATGGCAAGATCACGTTCATGCGAGGCATGGCGGATCTCGACAAGTCGCTCGGGCAGGGGCCTCTTATGGTTGGAACCGCGAAGGCGATCTTCACTTGTGATCTCCCGACAGATCGAAAAATTTGGCAGGCACTCACCAATCCCATCCTTTCTGTTGCCCAGGTCGCGAACGGAGGCCGGTCGCAAGACTCTGCAGTGAACGTCAACGGGGACTTGTTCACCAGGGCCAATGATGGGGTTCGAAGCCTGACCCAGGGACAGAGGGACTTTCTCACAAGCTGGGGGAACGTCCCGGTATCCCGTGAGATGAACAGGCTTCTTCCCCACGACGATGAAAGCCTCCTGGGATACGCGAGCGGAGCCTACTTTGACAATCGCCTCCTAATGACGGCCTCTCCGAGCTACTCCCGCCGGGGAGTGTTCCACCGGACAACAGTTGCATTGGATTTCGATGTCCTGTCCTCGATGCGCGACAAGAAGCCGGCAGCCTGGGAGGGGGCTTGGCTTGGCACAAACATTCTCAAGACAACCGTTGGAGAGTACCGAAACCGAGAGCGGTGCATGGAATGGATTGTCACAGGTGAAGGCGATATCGAGCTCTGGGAACAGACAAAGGACGCAACAGCCGACAAGTTCAACAGCGAGATCCCTATCAAGTGGGGGATCGAGACATGCGACTTCTTCAGGAAGGGACAGGCTTATCATGAGTTGGATTTGAAACGACTCATGGGCGGCGAGATCTATGTTACTGACGTTTACGGATCCGTGAACTTCCGGGTCCTCTACAAGCCCGACCAGCATCCCTGTTGGACTTACTGGAACTCATGGACTGTCTGCGTTCCAAAATCCGTCTGCACAAGTGCCGATGGCTGTCTTGTCAACACGATCAACAAGCCCCTTTACTTCCCGAGAATGCCGTTCGGGATGCCGTCCAAGGAATGTGACGAGACGGGAACCAGGCGCCCTTATCGTGAAGGGAGAACCTTCCAGGTCCGGATAGAAGTCATCGGCCATTGCAAGATCCGGGGAATGCGCCTTATGGCGATCACCATCCCGGAACCGGCCTGGGCGGATATGCGGGGTAATTGCCAAACGATCGAGTATGATACCGTTAACGTGACTTGAGATGGCTACCGATTGCAGATCCAAAGACTGTTGTCAGGTTTCCGATAAGATCCTCGGAGATCTCTCAGGGTTCTCGCTTGTGGGGGGTGATTTCCCTGGTGGCTTGATTAACGGAAATCCAGAGAGCTCATTTCTAGTGGAGTGCCCTGAGGGGGTGTCGTGCGAGCCCGGGACATACCCTGTTACGGTAATCATCCCGAAGAACACCAACGTCTCCCCCTACCCTCCTCCTCCGGATGGAGGCCCGATAACAGTTACTGTTCCTTGTGCGGATGGGACGGAGATCTCCCAGACTTTCCCGGCAGGCACGAGCCAGACGGTGATCAATACGGCCTACTTCACTCTGTTCAAACAGTGCGGTCAGGCTTTGGCGGACGTGCTTGTCAATACGGCCACACACGCGACTCTATACACTAGCTCAGAGCAGGATGTTACCTGTAATGAACTCAAGTTTAGTGCGGCTCCAGGAGGTCTTCTTCTGTGGGATGATACTACAAAACTTGCAACACTTCCCGCTGGGAGTTTCTCGTCCTACACCAGTCAGGCCGAAGCCGACGCCATGGCTGATGCCTATATTGAAGATCGGGTCGCCACGGCTCTCGATGGTGGGGTTCAGTGTGGATACTGGAACACGGAACAAACAGTCACATGCAATTACGGTCCCGATGAGACGGTGGCGGCGAACACTTATTTCTCTGCCGACTCACAGGCTGCAGCGGATCAACTTGCAATTGACGCTGCGGAAGCTGCCTGTCCTCAGGGTTGTTCTGCGGTCGTGGATGCCTGGACATGGGGAGCCCCCTCAGGTGGACTGGTTGCCTCTGGATCCGGAGCAAGCGCAACATTCTCCGCCCCGACCGTGCCGGCTGGAACCATGGGAACCAACCCGTTTAATTCGACGGGTGGAATCAGTTGCACCTTAAATCTTAATTTTACGGTTGTAGGAACAGCGGGAGTGCTTGTCACAATCAATCAGAATGTCGGTGGGCAACTTTACAATAGCGGATTAATTACGACTGCTGGGCCTGTAGTTGTGAGTATTCCTGTAAACATCTCATCTCACGCCACACAGATTATTACTATCGCCGTTTCATTAAATTCGGGAGCAACAGTTACTGGCGGAACATTCCTGATGGGTCCGCCTTAAAAATCAAAAACTATGGCAGAAGATATCAATCTCGTTGTAATCGCTCCCGTGCTTCCTCCGGGATCTTGTGTGTCCCCGGAAGTGCCGGCGCTGATCGGAAAGACTCAGGTCTTATTCCCGAGCAATTATTCACTGTTCATCACAGGCCCCAATGAGCCGACTGTTGAGCAGCGGGATTACTCCTGGCTGAAAACCAACTCGACAACTGGAGTTCTGATTGGAGTATTCCAGTGGAGTGCCCTGTTTGGGAAGTGGCTGAAATATCATTTCCCAAACGGAAACGTCCCATCAAACGAGAGGCTTCTTTACGTTTCAACCGAAGCATCCCTGGAGTCATTCGACGGAGGGGAGCCTGGGAGTGTGACGGCCACGACCGGCCCGTTCTGGGAGAAGGACAAGGATACGACCGGAGCCACGGCTACGGATTACCTTTCTTCAATGTGGATTAAACCGACCGGAAGAATTTACGACAGGAGCTCTTAACATGATCGACTTTCTGACATACGGGCAGGTGAAAAACTCAAGTGTGGCGAGGATCTCGGGTGCCTGCCCTGGATCTGCCCAGTTCCTCGAATTCGTGAACGAAGCAGTTGAGCGACTCATGACTCGTGG